ATAATCACAAACGCTTTAACATATCAAGAACTTGAAGTAGGAACTATTCAATACTTAAGTGGTATTAACCCAGGTACGGGTTATTCTTTAAACCCTTATGTTAGTATTATAGAGCCAGTCATAGCAGCATTAGAAATACCAGGTGTAGGTAATAGAGTGAAAGGTGCAGACGCTGTAATCCAAGCCACTGCAGGCTCATCAAAAGGCGTTGTATCAGGACTATCAGTTGTAGATAGTGGTGCAGGGTACGAGCTTGGCGAAAAAGTAACCCTAACAAAAACAGGATCGGCTTTCTCTGTTACCGGATCTGCTGTTGTTAAAACTAACGGTATTCAAGAAGGTTATTGGAAGTCAACTCGTGGGTTCCTCGACTCAGACAAATATATTCAAGATAGTAAGTATTATCAAGAATATTCTTATGAGCTGCAAACTGGTATTGACTTTGCCAACTATAAAGACGTGATATATTCACTACTCCACACCGCAGGTACTGAACTTTTTGGTAAGTTTGCGTACATCGACGACAATATCAACACGCCTCCAAATTATATGGAAAGCTCTGTAACACAGGCATAAATAATTTAGATTTATCTAGGTAAACAATATGGCCGGTATTCTTACAAAAAAGTTTAATGTTGAGATATGCAATAAATTTATTGATGATGTTGAATCAAGCAATAATAACTATTATATCTTCGTGGGACATTCTTACCCTTGGGCGAATGACACTAGTCCGCCAGCTGCTAATCTTGCTGTATCAAACTACGATCATGAAGTTTATGATAATATTTTGTATGGTAAAAAAGTAGCCAATGCAGATGTTATACCTGTTATTTCTAGATATAATTGGACTAATAATACTTCTTACTCTGCTTACAATAAAGATGACCCTGACCTCTACACAAAGCAGTTTTTTGTTTATAACACTAGTGCGTCTGTTAAGTCTGTCTTTAAAGTAATTCAAGCTGGTACAGGTAATTCCGTAGTGGCTCCCTCGATTAAATCTACTACGCCTTTTAAGACATCAGATGGGTATGTATGGAAGTATATGTACACTATTACTGATAGCGACCTTGCAAAATTTGGTTCTAATAATTATTTACCTCTCACTCCTAACTCAACAGTAACAGCAGCAGCTATCCCCGGTGGTATTGATGCTGTAGCAGTAACTAGTGGGGGTGCTGGATGGGTAACTTTTAATACAGGCTTCTTGCAGAGCGTTATTAACTCAACCGCTATGGTTATTTCAAGTAATGCCTCATCTAATAATGACTTTTATGTTAATTCCGCTATTTACTTTAAAAGCGGTCTTGGCTCAGGTCAAATCAGAACAGTATTAGATTATGACGGTGCATCCAAGCAGCTTATAGTTACTGATCCTCTCGATATTAAAACAAACCTCACACTTGCAAACGTAGCCGGTACATTTGCAGTAAATGATATAATAACTCAAAACCTTACAGCTATCTCTATCACTTCACAGTCCGGCTATATTCAACCCGGTGATACTATTACTCAGAGTAATACTGGAGCTACTGCTACTATTGTAACAGCTAATAGTTCGTATCTAAGAGTCAAGACACTTACTTCTACAGAATTTGAAAATAATTATGCTATAGATGCAGGTAGAGGTACCACAATAGGCAACAGTACAGTTACTACTAGTACCTCATCCAATACTGTTACTGCAACTGCAAATGCGTTATTTACAACATTCTATACGACTGGTGATTATATTAAAGTAGGTACGCATTCTCATCGTATTACCGCTATTGCAAATAATAGAAGCTTAACAGTCGCGGGTCCATTTAGTGCAGCGTATTCAGCAAATGCTCACTATAAAGTAAATTCTGCTGCTACAGTTGCAAGTATAACCAATATTTCTGCTAACGGTATTGTTGCTTTTGCTGACGTAAACGGAGCTATTTTATCGATTGGTAATACGACAGGCAGTTATGATCTAGGTGAAATTGTAACTCAATCCAGTACCTCTACAAACGGCGTTATCTCATTTGCTAACAGTTCCAAGTTAATTATTTCTAGCATAACAGGATCTGGTTTTGTTGACAATGCAACAATTATAGGTGTGACATCTAATACATCTGCAAATGTTACAGCAGTAGCTTCAAATCCTACTATTACTTTATCTAATACTGCAGGCGCGTTTATTCTAGGAGCTGGTATTATAAGCTCTTCTAGTGGATCAGCAAATGTTAGTACTATTACTCTGTTACCAAATGAGCAGACAGAATATATTATCTCTCCTAAAGTAACTATTAGTGGCGACGGCACTAACGCTGCAGCGTATAGTTTAGTCAATACAACCACCACTTCTATTAGTTCAATCGTAGTTTTCGATCCTGGCTCTAACTACACACAAGCAAATGCAACTGTATCTGCTAATCCTAATTTTGGATCTAACGCTACCCTAAATCCATTAATCAGCCCTGTTCTTGGTCATGGAAGTAATGCTGCGTTTGAATTAGGAGCAGAGTATGCTGGTATTTCTGTAACCTTTGCTAATAGTTATTCAGAACAATATAACCTTCCCGGCTATGGTGAATTTAGAACCGCCGGTCTGATAAAGGATGCGCTATTTGATAATGTTTACTTGACTATTAATAACTATGATAGAGTTAAAATTAATCTAACTGGATCCAATACTTTCTCTGTTGGTGAAGTAGTTTACCAAGCTAATCTTGCGACTGGCATAGTAGTTTACTCCAATACAAGTCTAGTAGAACTAAGCAATGTCAGGGGCACTTTTGATAAAGCAGCTGCTAACCTTACAGTTATTGGCCTTACTACAGAATATACATCAGCTATAGCAAATGTAAACGTAAGTCAGTTTACCGTATCTGCTAACAGTTATGTGCGCCAACAGAATACTGGCGCGGCAGGTACTCTCATATCAGCAAATAGTACCACACTAAGATTAAGCAACGTAGTAGGTACGTTTATCTCTGGTTATACTGTCTATGATAGTTCTTCCAATGCATATGCTAATGTTAGTGCTATTAAGACAGCTAATAATACAAAAACGCTCACGTTTGATTATTTTAATCAACTAGCGCGTGTTTCTTTATCTCAGCTATCTGGTAGTTTTAACGTAGACGAGCAAGTGGAGATGCGTACCTCAATAGGTACCAAGATAGGCTCTGCATTAGTATATGATATTGCAAACGAAGTTGATCTTATTATAAGCAGTAATACTGCGGCTTTTACCATTAATGAAAAGATTAATCAGAGTACATCTGCTAATGGTATATTAATTGGAGCCAATAGTACACATTTAAAGCTAACCAACGTAAAAGGTACTTTCACCACTGCCAACGTTACAGGTGTTACGTCTGGCGCTAATGCTACTGTAAGTGACGTGTATAATGTAATTGTATTAGCAGACGTTGATGGTACTCTATCTGAGAGTACTAATAACTATTTTATAGGAATTACTTCTAGCGCAATAGGTTATGCAGAGAATCCTAACACAATAGTAAGGCCAAACCTAGTTCGTGATACCGGATCTGTACTATATATAGAAAACCTTTCGCCCGTCACTCGCACTGACATAAGCACTGAATCTGTTAAACTCGTTATTAAATTTTAAGGTCTTAGAGGGACATAATGCCTTTAGAAACTAACTTTAACACGCCTCCATACTTTGACGATTTTGACGCTAATAATAATTTCTATAGGATCTTATTTCGTCCTTCTACAGCAGTACAGGCTCGTGAACTAACTCAGCTACAGTCTATTCTTCAAGATCAGGTTGAGAAATTTGGTAAGCACATCTTTGTTGATGGCTCTATTATAGAAGGTTGTTCCGTTTACTTTGATAATAAACTTGACTACATTAAAATTCTAGATAACTACAGTAATGGTTCTGCTATTACTTCTCTTTCTGATTTTATTGGCAAGAAAGTACTATCTTCAAATACATCACTAGAAGCTATTATCGTTGATGCAGTAGCTGGCTTTGAATCAGCTAATCCAGACCTCAATACACTATACATTAAGTATCTTAACTCAGGTACATATTCAAATAGTTCACCGCAAAAGAAATATGACCCTAATCAGCTTATACAGATTAGAACGACCGCTAACAGTTTATTTGGTACTGTTACTGTAGCTAATTCAACTGTTAATGCAGTCGGCGTAGGATACTCTGTTGGTATTTCTGAGGGTGTAATCTTCCAAAAAGGTTTTTTTGTTCGTGTTGATCCACAGAGTGTTATCGTAACAAAATACAATAACCAACCCAACGGTGTATCTGTAGGATTTAAGACAAACGAAATTGTAGTTACTGCTGATAGTGATGCGACTCTACTCGACAATGCACTAGGTGCTCCTAACTATAATGCCCCCGGTGCTAATCGCTTAAAGTTGACCGCTAATCTAGTTGTACGTACTACGGATAATACTAGTGTTAATGCTACTTCTTCCAATACGGATAGTTTCTTTTCAATCGTAGATTTTGAAGCAGGTGCGCCTACCACAGTTCGTACAGACCCACAGTACGCCCAGCTAGGAAGACAGTTAGCTAAGCGTACATATGAAGAGAGCGGCCATTATATTATTGACCCGTTTGAATTGTCTATTTCTGCAAATACTTCTAATACAACATATCACACATTATCAATTGATAAAGGTGTAGGGTACGTTCAGGGTTATCGTGTAGAGTTTGTAAATAAGAAAAGTACAAATATTAGAAAAGGTACTGATGTATCAAGTATTGACGATCAAACGGTAGGTACAGGGTATGGTAATTATGTAACTGTAAATAATTTCGTTGGTAATTTTGACTTTCCCAATTTTACAAGAGTATCACTAAGAAGTGCAGCTGCAAATGCAATTGCAAATAGTCAGTACTCAAACAGGTCATATCCTGGATCAGAAGTTGGCACAGCTTATGTACGCTCAGTAGCATATAGTTCGGGTACTCCTGGTCTTGCTAACGCCACATATAATATCTACTTGTATGATATTAATATGGCAAACACTTTTAACTTTAAAGACGTTAAGTGCATTGCATCTAGTAATTCTAGCGCTAATGCTTTTGGTGACGTTATACTTAATGCTAGTAGCGAAGCAGTACTAAACGATAGTAATTTAGATTCGTTAGTATTTCCAATTGGACGTACAGCACTAGCAAATACATCCGATAGATCCTATACAACAAGACAGACAGTGTCGGTTACTTTTACTAACGGTCAAGCAACTGGGATCTCCCCCGTGGGGTCTAATACTGTTTTTGCTGATGTTGGTTCTCTTACTCAAAATCAAAAGAGTGAGTTTACTATTATACCTACCAGTGCAAATACCGGGGTAAATATTGGCAGACCAATAAACATAGTATCTGCAGGCTCAATTACTACAACATCAAATTCTGCTACCATTGATACAGGCCTAGGGGTATCTTTTAGTGCAGCTGTATCGTTCAACGTTACACGCCAGTCATTTCCAGTACTCTCAAAAATCGTCAAGAGAGACGTGCACGTTGGTATTCTAGCCAACACGAGTAATCCTGGTAACACGGTCGGCCCCTGGCCACTTGGATTATCTGACGTATTTAAAATTAAAGCCGTTTATCAAGGGTCTACTCTAAGTAATACAGAGACTAATAATGTAGATTACTTTACATTAGATACAGGTCAAAGAGACGCATATTACGGTCATGCATATCTTAAGATTAAACCAGGTACGGGTCATACTGTTACAGCTAATCAATACCTACTTGTAGTACTAGACTGCTTGCAAGCTAATAACAGTACCGGTAATGGTTTCTTCACAGTAGACTCATACTCAACAGATGATTCTTCTACTGCTAATACCTTATCCACTATTAAGACCGCTGAGATACCAATTTATGCGTTTCAAAGAGGAGAAGGTGCGATAACTCTAAGAGATGCAATTGATTTTAGACCCGTTATGTCTAATACCGCTGCATATGCTACTTCTAATTCTACTGCTACTGTAAGCCCTGCCGACGGGCATGGTGCTGCTAATACGTTTAATGCATCTCTAATCTCAGTACCTACACCTGATACTACTGCTTCATTGGATATTAATTATTACCTTGGAAGAAGAGACAAAATTACAATGTCTCCGAGTGGTAAGGTTAATATCGTAGAAGGTATTGCCGGCCTTTATCCAACTACACCGAAAGACCAAGAAGGTGCTATGACACTGGGTGTAGTAAGTATACCACCATACCCATCATTAACTCAGGCTGAATCAAGAACATACAATAGATATGATTATCTAGTAACTCATACTCTACTTCAACAGCGTAGATATACTATGCGTGATGTAGGCGTGTTAGACCAGCGTATTAACACGCTAGAATATTATACACTATTATCCACTCTTGAGCAAGATACTGATAAATTACTAATTACCGATTCTAGCGGTAATAACAGATTTAAGAACGGATTATATGTAGACTCGTTCAACGACTTTAAAATTGCAGATACTGGTAGCCCTGAGTTCAAAGCCGCTATTGATACAAAGGGTAGTATTCTAAGACCTAAATTTGTAAATGCATATATTCCTCTACAGGATAAGACACTTACTTCTACCGTTAAAACCAGCACAAGTACAACTCTAAATTATTCACATACTCCTTTCATTACACAGCCATTTGCTAGTAAGGTAAGAAACTGCGCTGAAGCTCTTGTATATGTTTGGAAGGGAAGTGTAGCTTTATCGCCTGATGGTGACCATGTTCCAGATATTAAGTATAATCCTGACGTTGTAGTAAACATCGATCTTGCAGCTCCTTTTCTTGCGCTTGCAAATGGTGGATTCTTTGGTACTCAGTACGGCAATTGGAATACAACAAGCGTTGATGTAAAATCCAATACAGTTCTAGGAGCTACTGTAGCTGAAACCTCGTTTGCAAATTTTGTCCCTGGCCTGGGCAGACCTATTAGACAAGAAGCCACAACCACAGTTACTGAAACAACTAATCAAATACGTGATGTTATTAATACCAACTTTAGTGCATATAACCAGCAATTCTCGTTCGGTGAAATTGTACAGGATGTATCAGTACAACCATATCTACGTTCAAGACGTGTTGCATTTACTGCAAGAGGTTTAAAGCCTAGTACTATTGTTTACCCGTTCTTCGATGAAAAATCAGTAGCATCTAACTGTAAAGCATCTAACTCATCACTTGTTGATATTGGATCTTTCGGCGGTGCTCTTACTACCGATTCTACCGGAACAGTATATGGTATCTTCTACATACCTGAAAATACCTTTAAGACTGGTGAACGCATATTTAAGCTAGTTGATGTGCAAAATCTCGTTGCAGAGGCTGAAACAATTTCAACCATTGCTACAGGATCTTATACTGGTAGTAATATTATTATTGCTAAAGCTAACGCTGGAGTTAACGTTACACAGCCTCAAATTACTCAGACTGTAACTCAAGAAACTCAATCAGTTATTACATCCGTTTCTACCGAAACTACTAACAACATTGTAGGTTGGTATGATCCTATTGCTCAGTCATTCTTGGTAGATGATTCAGCAACGGGACTACCAGGTATTATTGTAACTAAAATTGATCTGTTCTTCCAGCAGAAACATGCGACCCTAGGTGTTGAGGTTCAGCTACGTGAAGTAGATGAAGATACAGGGTACCCCACTCCCCGTATTGTTCCGGGTGGCAGAAAAGTTATTACATCTGCTAGTATTAATACAAGTAGCGATGCTTCTCTCGCTACAACTGTAACATTTGATACTCCTCTATACCTTGAAAATCAGAAGCAATATTGCTTTGTAGTATTACCACAAGGTAATAACACCGATACAAAGATTTGGGTTGCACAGATTGGTGGTACAGACGTTACTACTAATGCTCCAATCTATGAAAACAATCCAATGGGTGACTTATTTACATCTTCTACAAATAGAGTATGGATTGCGTATACAAAAGAAGATATTAAGTGTGTTATTTACCGTGCTAACTTCTCTTCACTTTCAGGTTCAATCACTTATAAGAACTCAGAAACAGAGTATCTAAGTGTTAATAACTTCAAGAGTACCTTTCTAACAGGTGAAACGGTCTACGTATCTAATGCTGTCGTAACAGTAGCTTCCGGTGCAACAGTTAATAGTTCACTATCTAACTCAATAATAATCGGAACTACTACTGCACAATCAGCTTTCTCAGTTGGTGATGTAATTTATATCTCTTCTAACACTGGTACAAATACTGACGTTAGAACTATTACCGCGCTACCCAACACAACAAATATTAGAGTTGGTGCAAATCTATCCTTTATTGATAATAATGCTAGTATTGGTAAGCTTTATGCTAATGGTGGGTTGACTGGTACAGTTGAGTTTGTAGATCCAGTAAATGGTGATCTATACATTGCTAATAGTACTGCAAATAGTACTGCTAACTTTACTCTTGGTAATACACAAACTCTTATTATTGGTAATGTTAGTGGTGCTAGAGCTAACCTAGTTAGTGTTGATAACGTTACATATAGTGTAGCGGTACCTCAGTTGTCTATTGCAAGACCTCCCGGTACATTTGTTAACTTAACTCTAAACGGTACACCACTTTCATCATTTACAAGAGAGAGTCTCAGTACACCAGTTCAAAACGATATAGAGATGGAATTAGTAGATTTTGAGCGTAGAGTACTTTCGAGATCTAACGAACTTAATAGTATGGGTGGTAATAATTCTCTTGAGCTAGTAGCTACTATCTCATCTACTAATGCAAAAATATCTCCAATCATTAATGATATCAAGAAAAGCATTCTTGTAATTAAGAATGAGATCTCTACTGGTAACACAGTAATTGCTAATAATGAAACATTCCCTGGCGGTAATACTGTAATTACTAGTAAGTATGTTAGTAAGAGAGTTACATTAGCTGAAGGTCAGGACGCTGAAGATATTGAAGTATATCTAACAGCAAACAAGCCATCAGGTACTGAAATCTACGTATATGTTAAAGTACAAGGTGCAGAAGATTCAGAATCATTTAGTGACAAATATTGGTCGTTAATGGAACAGGTAACACCAGCCAGTGTAGTTGGTAGTAAGACTAACTATAAAGAATACAATGAATATCGTTATAGGTTGCCTGCTAATACTGCTGCTAATATTAGTACTGGTAAAACAGCTGCTAGAAACTCTAATAATTCTAATATTATTAGATACTATACTCTTGCAGGATCTCCTGTTGATGACTTTAAAGTATTTGCAATTAAGATTGTAATGACGTCAACTGCTGGAACTCATTTAATTCCAAGAATAGCCGATATGCGCGCTATTGCATTGCAGATCTAAAATGCACGTTAAAGTTCAAGACCGCAACGATTTAGTTAGAGATACTAGTTCGAGTGCCCTACTAAATATTGATAATAACGGTCTTGCCGCTTATAAGGCAAGACGTGACAGAGAGCGTGTACTAAACGATATGATTAGTGAATTTGGTAATCTTAGAAACGATATAAATGAGATAAAGATTTTAATCAGTAGGGTTCTAGAGAGCAAATAATGACAATTACTACTGCAAATTTAGATATCACAACCGATACATTCGGTACATGGGTAGCTAAGACTAACAGTCTCGCACACAATATGACAAACCATGTAGTAACTGTTGATGGTACAGCTACAGGTAATACCTCTACAGGTAACGGTACGATTATTGGTCGGTTTGGCGCTAATACTTTATTTGCTACTGCCGCACTAAGAGGTGGTAACGTATCTACTACAGATACACTAACTATCTCGTCAAACTTAACTATAAGCAACACCGCAACAATTTCAGGTGCGCTGACATTATCAAATACTTTAAACGCTACCGGTGTAGCTACTTTTGTCAATGCTGTTGCTAACGTTATAACTAGTAATAGTGTTGCTGTTGGTGGTGCCAGTATTAATTCAACTGCTTTTGTAGTAACTGGTAGTGGCGGTACCGTTACTGCTGTTGCTAATTCATCCGTAGCAAGAATTGTAGTGGGTAACAGCGTAGTTAATTCTACCTACGTGTCGTCCAACAATGGATACTTCTCTGGTAATCTAGTAGTAGATGGTGTATTTACTACAACATCTGATTTAAGCGTCGCTGGTGACTTAATACCACCAGTAACCAGCACTTACGATCTCGGCAACACTATTTCTACATTTAGAAATGGTTATTTTACTTTAATTGATGCTACTAATCTAGACGCAT